TGTCCCTGCTGTTTTCGCGGGATCGATGCGCGGCTTTGATGTAGTGATTGTATCAGGCACGGGCGCGGGTCAGCGGCGCACCATTACGGCGGTTGCTGATGCGGTGGTGCATGATAGCGGCATTGTCACGGCGATCAGCAATACGCAGGGCACAATCTCAATTACTGACACGCTCAAGGCGTGGACCGGCAATCAATATGCTGGTTACACGCTTCGCATTTCCGGCAACTCTGGCGTTGGGCAAAACAGGCGCATTCTTTCTAATACCGCGACCATCGCCACGCTTGGCGATGTAACGCAAGTCAATAAGCCCTGGAATAATCCCGCAATTTTCGCACCTGCTATCAGCGCAACGGCGGGCAGCCAATCAACCTATAGCATTGAATCGCAGGTCTTGACGGTGGATTCTGCTTGGGGTGTGCAGCCTGACGCGACTTCTGTTTTCCGGGTCCAAAGTGGCGCGATATTGTTGGCAACCTCTGCGGCGGCTGCCCCGTTCTACGCGCTGCAATCTTATGACATCCTGACCGATACTTGGTATATCCTCCAAGCCAACACAAACGTGCTTGCGGCTGCGGCTTCTGACATGAGCCTTGAGCGCACCACAGAAAACGCTTCAATCTGGGCGCGCGGTGTGGCGACCGGGGGCAGCACCACAAGGCTTATTGACGCTTCCCGTGGTGTGGACGTGGTGGCATGGAAAACCAATCAATGGGCCGGGTATTGGGTTCATATTTTCTCGGGCACGGGTGCGGGGCAAATCCGGCAGATCGCCAGCAATACCAGCACCACCTTGACTTGGGCAACGGCAGGCACGGCGCCAGACGCGACCAGCCGTTTCATGCTTATCGGGTTTGATGCTGGCACTGCCACGGCGGGCGCGTCCACAACCTTGACCGATAGCACCAAAGCCTGGGCGACAAATCGCTGGGCGAATTATGCGGTTCGCATTCTGTCCGGCACAGGTGCGGGGCAGGTGCGCGCGATTGCGTCCAATACCGCCACAACGCTGACGGTCATCGGCGCATGGGCAACCAATCCAGACACCACAAGCGTCTATTCAATCCAAGGCGACCCCGGCAAAGCCTTCCTGTTTCTCGGCGGTAACTCAGGCGTCTTGATCCACAATCTGGAAAGCAGCACCCCGACCTTTGGCCGTGAGCAGGACTTTGGTATCGCGCGCAATGCCGCCGCTACTGTCGCGGGCCATAATCCGGTAGCGATTGCGTCCCTGTCTAATGCAACCACAACAGCGACGGTGACAACGGCGCACCCGCATCAATTCCGGGTGGGCGATCTTGTCACGGTGCGCGGCGCGACGGATGCGAATTTCAATGTTACTGGCGTGGCGATTGCCAGCGTGCCGAGCGCCACCACCTTTACCTATGTGATGGCCGGCACGCCTGCTTCAACCACGATTACAACCGCGCAAAGCACCACTACGCTTACCGATCTTTCCAAAAACTGGACGGTAAACCAGTGGGCCGGTTTTACCTGTTACATGAACACGGCAGCCGTGAGTGGCGCTAACGGTTCCGCCACTGGCCAAGTCGTGCGAATCACGAGCAACACGGCAACCACGCTGACTTTTGCGGCGGTATCTACCGCTCCGATTAACGGCCTTTCGCGCTATTCCATCGCGGCTTCCGGCGCTATGGGCGCTGCTGATTTTGGCGTTGCCACAGGCACGCATTCGGCAACCACGCTTCAAGATACTTCCAAGTCTTGGGCGGTCAATATCTGGGCGGGCAAGCGGGTTCGCATCCTGACCACTACGGGGTTCTCGGCTGAGACAATCATCGCCAGCAACACCGCAAACACTTTAACTTTCGGTTCTATCACTGCCCCGACGAATGCCGTGACCGGCTACGTCATTTTGGAACAGCCGGTCAAAGGCGCGGGGATGGCGGCAAATTGGGCTTTTGGCACAACTGACGCCGCAACGCGCGGGCGCTTTATGTTCGTGACACGCGGCGGCGCGACGATTGGCTTTGACCGCTTTGACCTTGCGACTGATCGCGTTGTTATGATGCCGACCTTTCCGCAGACGGAAACCTTAAGCACCGGCTCAATGGCGGCTTATGATGGCCAGGATCGGATTTACTATCACAAGGACAACACGCGCCGAATTAACTATCTGGACGTTGTGACGGGCCGCGTGGCGAATGCTGGCCAATATCCTTATGTCGACCCGACTGCTGTTTTGGGGAACCGGATGGAGATTTTTACAACCAAGGATGGTTTGAAATTTCTCTGGATTAACCGAGCATCCTTCCAAGAGTGTTATCGCTGCCTTCTGTTTGTGTGAGGCTCAAAATGCTTGACATCCTAAAAATTATTCAGGTGGTGCAAAACCACGTCACCAACCTGAAGAATAGGCGCATTCAAGCGGAAAACATGGGCGATCTTGTTGAGGTTTACGCCACAGAGGCAAGTCTCGCTAAGGCGGAACAAGCGCTGGCAACACTCCGCACAATGATGGAATAACGCCATGTTGCTTACGCTATTCGCGCGTCAAAGTGCGGCTGGCGTAGTCTTTGCGCCGGGCGTCACACTTAGCGCCACCGCGTCTTTCATTCCCGGCGCGGCTACCGGCGCCGCTGTAGCCTCAGGCGTGACGCTTACCGCAAACGCGTCATTCATTGCGGGCGCGGCAAGCGCGGGCGCAACCGCAGCGGCGGCAGGCGTTACGCTTACCGCTGATGCAAGCCTTATCGCAGGGCAGGCTACGGGCGCCGCGCAAGCCGAGGGCGCGACTATTGCGGCCAATGCCAGCCTAATCGCTGGCACCGCCTCTGGCGCTGCTGTAGCAGTCGGCGCGACGGTATCTGCAACTGCTTTATTCATCGCGGGCACAGCAAGCGCTGGCACCGTTGTAACCGCGACTGGCGTCACACTATCCGTCACCGCGTCCTTGAATGCAGGCGCGGCTACCGGCTCTGCAACCGCTGGCGGCGTTGCAATAACCGCAACCGCTTCGCTTATCGCAGGCGCTGCCACCGGGGCGGCTGTATCAAGTGGCGTTACGCTTGCGGCGACTGCCTCGTTCATCGCAGGTGGCGCTTCAAGCGCGCCGCTGGCAAACGGCGTCACGCTATCGGCTACCGCCTCTTTCGTTTCCGGCTCCGCTTCTGGCCAGGGCGTCGCGGCAGCAGGCTTCATTCTCTCTGCCGGATCAGTTTTCGATCCCGGCGCGGCAATCGGCGGCGCATCTGCAACGGCGGCAGGCGTGGCATGGGAAGCAGCGGCGGCAATCCTGCCTGGTGCGCCTAGCATCGGCGCGCAAGGGCCTAGCGTCACACTAACCAGCGTGGCGACCTTCACACCTGGAACCACTCAGGTTCGCGTTTATGCCTTGCCACGCGGCGCCTTCACGGCGGCGACCGGACGCGGCGCATTTACGCCGGCCAATACGCGCGGCGCCCTTAACGGCGCCATACCAAGAACGAATTTCGATTGAGGCGCGCATGATCACAGTCACAACCCCGCCCGCCACGAACATGCTGACCGTGCTGGCCACGGCGGCGCGCGAATTGGCTATCTCGGACGCGACGGCGGGCTTGCAGGAATTGATTGGTCAGGCGTCTGACGCTTGCGCGCGGTATTGCGGACGTGCGGAAGGCTTTGGCCGCGCCACGGTGGCGCAGACTGAGCGCGACGTTCACGCCGATTGCATTGTGCTGGATCGGGACATCAACCCGGCGATTACCAGTGTGAGTGAAGAAGGCACAACGCTCGCCGCTGCTGATTACGAATTGGACGGCTCGGTTCTTTACCGCCTTACGGATGACAGCCGGACGCCATGGAACGCGGCTAAGGTGGTCATCACTTACGCCGCCGGGTATGTGCTGCTGACTGACACGCCCCAAGACTTGGAGCGCGCGTGCATCGCCACGCTTGGCGCAATCTATGCCGGGCGCGGGCGCGACCCGCGCGTGCGCTCAGAAGCGGCGGACGGCGTAGGCTCTGTCTCATATCTCGATCCGAAAGCAGGCGCTGAAGCTTTGCCGGTTGAAGCGGCGGCGCTTCTCGGCCCGTATCGGAAGATCAGCCTGTGAGCATCGTTTCCGCCATGCCGCGCCTATTGGCCAGGTATGGCCGTCCTATGACGCTACGGCGCCGGCAGTCCATGACAACGACATTCACTGAGATCGCCGTCACCGGACGCCTTCGCGCTTTCGCGCCGGAGGAAATCACAACCGGCGTGATGAATGGCGATGCGGAGGTGACGATTACCGCAGCGCCCGTACTGGCGTCGGCAGGCTTTGCGCCTCCCGTCAAAGGTGACTTCGTGGCGATAGATGGAAAGAATTGGGCAGTGCAGGGCTGCAACCCGCTTATGGTGGCCTCTAGCGTGGTCGCCTATGCCTTGCATGTGCGGGGCGGCTAGGTATGTCGCCCGAACCTTGGACAGACGCCCGCAACCGCCTGACAAGCGCCGCGCTGGGCTATCCTATCGAATGGCCAAACGAGGCTTTTACCGCGCCAGAATTTTCCACATGGCTTTCGGTGGAAGCCGAGGGCGATATTCTGGAACCGATTGAACTCGGCAACGGCGCCTATGAAGAGCGTGGCGTCTTTATCGTTCATGTCCTTGTGCCACTCGGCACCGGCAGTCTTGCCGCGCGCCAGATCGCTAAGGACATAGCCAACATCTATCGCGGCGTGAACGGCTTTACGGTCTATCGCCGCGCCGTCATTGGCTCCGGCTCACCAACCGAGGACGGAAAATGGTGGGTTCTGACCGTCAATGTCGATTGGAATTACACAGATCGGCCCGCGTGATGCGGGCGATGAACGCGGCCTAGCCGCAGAACCTGGAAAAGGAATAACGACATGAGCGGTTCTGTCACCGGCTATCAGGCCGGGATTGAAACAACTGAAACCCAGCTTTCCTATTTGGCGGAGAGCGTATGGGGCACTACGCCTAGCGCAGCCTTTGCGGCGCTTCGCACCACAAGTTCAAGCCTGCAAGGCTCCAAGTCTCGCACGCGCCCGAATGAAATCACCGGCTCGCGCCGCGTGTCTTCTTCCATCACGCAACAGGAACAAGCCAGCGGGTCTATCAATTTCAAT